AACCATTTTGTCAACAACAGCGTTTATTTTTTCTTCAGTTTCTAGTTGTTTTCTAGTTTTTGACACGCTAACAGATATTGACCCAAAAATTATATCTATTATTTTATTAACAATGTTTTCAGTGTTGAATAACGTTAAAGACTCTATAAAGTTATTGTTTAAATCATTTAATGTTTTTGTGTTGTATGATGAATTTGCTTTTATTGTAAGCGTGTTGTTTGGGTTACCACCAGTACCTACAGAATTAAAAGTAATGTCAAATAATCCGTTACCACTTTTATCATTCCATGTATAAGTAGTCCCATCATTTTGTATAACACCGTATAAAAATGTATTGAAGTCTGTTGAGTTTGTGAGTGGTGACGTTACATCGTTGTATAATAATTCACCAACCTTTGTTGTTGCGTCTATTTTAAATAAATCTAGGAAATCTATTTTTTTAACTTCTATAACAATACCAGCACCAGTAGATTTTATAAAAGCTGGTAAGCTTGGGTCTACACCACAGCTAACAATTGATTTTAATTCTGTTTTAAGAGCTTTTTTGATGTCTCTTTCAATCTTTTCTAGGGAATGTGTTAATATGTCGACAATAGCGTTAACCAAAGCAATATAACCAATAAGGGATTTGATTAAATCCGTTAAAAAAGTTATCGTATCCCCTTTGTTGTTAACTGATGGGAATGACGAGTTCAGCTTTAACTTAGGCATGCTTTCAGTTAAAGTTCTAGCAGCTGCAATGTTACCAAAAACTTTTCTTTTTTTGTCGACTACTGACATAATTATTCAAGTTCATTATTTACGTCATTATTATCATTTTTTAGCATTTCTCTAATAGATTTAAAATCACTTAAAGATGCTGTGCCATGACTTCTTTCGTTGATTGTTGATTCAACATCACCACGGTTTTTAATGATATCGCTTTGTAGTTTAGCCAACTCTAATTTGATTCTGATTGCAGAATCTTTTATCTTTAAAAGACCACCCTTTTCTTTTGCGATTTTAGTCAAATCATCAACATCTGTTGGTGTTGCGCTTGAAGCTAACTCATTGATGGTCTTTTGGGCATCATTTATTTGTAAACATGCGTCATTATAAGTTTCTTGCATAAGACCTTCTAATGATTCCGTGTCGTTTACTTTTACGTCTTGTTTCTTTTTTCTTGGCATGATTTCTAGTTTTACTATAAATACCTAATATAAAGGTTTTATTGCAATTTTTCTACAAACCATGATGTTTTAGAAGTTCATAAAGTTCTTTATATCTCTTCATTGCTAACCTAATGTCTTTCGTTGACAGATTGGTATAGTTTCTCATGGTTTCTAATACGGAATTCTTATTGTATTTGGAACCACCAGTCATAGATTCAAAGGCTGTTTCCCAATTCTCTAAAATTTCAATTAAAGCATACCCAACTTTTCTTTCATTATCGTTAAGTTTTTTCTTGGGTGGTTGTTCTTCATCGTTTAATTCCTCTCTAATCCCGTTTGACAATTTCTTTATGAACTCATCCATAGAAAAATTATCACTGTCAATAACATAAGTTAAGTCCTCACGTTCTTCTATGTTATCAGATACATCCTCGTATGAAGATGTCTGTTTCATGTATTTTTCATCTTTAATCAATAATCCTAAGATATAATTCTTGGCTATTGTTCCAAAATAAGAATAAGCTTTTTTACCTCTTCCACTTTCGAATTTATGTACTTTTGTCATAAGGAAGGAAACGGTGTCACCATGTAATTCTTCAAATGTTTCACCTTTTCTATATAACTTATACCTTCTAATTATCGATTCTATCATTTTATCGAGTGGTGCTTTCAACCACTCGTTAAAAATAAGATTCCTTTCTGTTTCGTCTGTTGATTCTAAAAATTTGATTACTGCTTCTTCTTCATCTGGACCAAAATACATGTCGTTTTTTCTTTTGCGTCCTCGTTTAGTAACCATTTACCCATTTTGTACTTCGTATGTTATTTTTCTGTCCTTTGGGAAATAATACTCTTTCTTTGCAGTTGCTAACCACCATCTAGCCTCAGCTGGGTCAAGTGTTTCTTTGTAAGAAGCGAATAGTGAGCCTGGTCTTTGGTTTACGTGTTTGTAACCAAATCTAGGGATAACCATTACTTTAGCGTCTTTGAATGTCATTCTTAATAAGAATTCATAAATGAATGTTAATTTGATACTAGGTTTAAACCCACCAAATTCATCGTATATTGATTTTCTGATAACCATACCATCGATATTAAAGTTTTGGTAAGCTAACAAAGCATTGTTATCTAGTACACCCAACTCATCTGAAAAACTTTGAGCCCAAACAGCTTCGTTGGTAAAACCAATAAACTGACCAGCATTGTCAACGTCTACAATGATTGGCATAAAGATATCCACATTTGAATGAGCATCTCTATACTCAACAACATTCTTAAACCAGATTTTAGCATATTCATCATCAAGTTCTAAAATACTGAACCATTCTGATTTAGATACGCTAACACCATAATTAACTTGTGAAGCGAAATCTGTATCGCCATCGTTTTCAGCAATTACAATATTGTAATCACCAAAATCTAACGCTTTTACTTCTTTAGCAACGCTGCTTCCTTTAGGTACAACGATGATTAACTCAGTTGGTTTAACTGTTTGGTCAATAACGCTTTGAACAGCGTTAGAGAATAATTTTTTTGTTTCTTCGTTCAATTCATGAACTGGTAGAATAACTGATATATTTGTATTTTCCATTTTTTTGTTTTTATTAAACGTTAGTTGTTTGTAATTCTTTTTGAGCATCTTCTAATCTCTCTAAGCTAATTTTCATTTCAGAAATTCTGTTTTGTTGCAACGCATTATAAACTTTGGTTGCTGCTTCTACTTGTTTTTCAGAAGTATAAGAACCTTTTGATTCGATGATTGATTCAACTAAATCTGTTGGTACTGAATCTTCTAACCAAACTTTCAAATATGTCGCAATTAATTCTGGAATGTTCAAAGTAGTATTTGTCCAAACACCATTGTTTTTAATAACAGCATTTCCAGCTTCATCTTTTGTTTCCATCCATTCTGGAACCATATTTGGAATTTTACCAATTACAGCTGTGTTAGATTCAATAGCTTCCAATGGGAATGTACCTAAAGATGATTGTTCGTCAACCCATACAGCTAAACATGATTTAGCTAATTCAGATGCAAATTGTTTTCTAGGTAAACCTCTTAGTTCTTTGAAGGTAATCCATTTGTAGATTGGATATTGCAAATAAAATGATTTTGCGATTTTAGCAGCATCACCTTGATTTCTAGTTAAAATTGTAACAACTGGAATTTTAGGTTTGTCGCTATCTTTAAAATAAGATGGGATTGATACTGGAACAACATGTGTGTTGATTGAAGGGAATAGAGTTTTCAAGTATTGAGCTTGTTTCTCTGTTGTAGTGATTACATCATTAAATCCGTAATCAACGTTCCAACGTTTCCCAATTGGTAGTAACTCTAACAAGTAGTCGTAACTTTGAGAAAGAACCACTTTTTTGCATGGGAACCCTTTAACTTGGTCCATAATGTTTGAAAAAATCTCTGGGATAACGATAAAATCAGCTGGGCTAATGTTTAGTTGTTGTCCTTCGATTGAAGCGTGTGGTAATGAAGCGTATTCTTCGCCTAGCCAATCTGCAATACCTTGTCCGTTTTCATCTCCTTTAAGTTTGTAATCATTTTTTTCATGTAAGATAGCTGCGCTATAACCTAATTCATTAAGAATTTTTACATGTTCATAGATATTGGCGATACCAGCTGTTGGGTTTCCTTTTGTATCTAGTGTGAAGAAATACAAATTAAAATCTTTGTTTTCTAATTTTGATAGAACTTCTTTTACTTGTTTAATTTGTTCTTCGACTTGTTTTTTTTGTTCTTCCATTTTTTTATTTTTTTTTATGGTATTATTCTTGTTCTTTTAATACGCCATATGTGAAAAGCGTGTTAAATGCTATTTTAAATGATAGTGAAGTTTTATCTAATGCTCTTTCAGCACCTAGTGACGTATCGTCAGTTTCTTCAGTCCCGTCCATTACGATTTCAA